CTTGATACCACAAATAACGAAGGCTTTAGACTTGTAACAAATAGAACCAGTGGTGCGTTTTCCATTGAGGATATGGGAACTGCTACGAGCGGTGCTGGTACAGAACGGATGGTCATCAGCTCGACAGGCCAAGTTGGCATAGGTACGAGTTCGCCTAGTGCTAAATTGCAAGTTGAAGGAACTTTCGCAGTTAGGTCTTCATCTAGTCAGTATTTTAATGATAGTAGCAATGCCAATAATTTAACAATGACTGATTCAAAGGCACACTTTAATTTTGATGGTACAGATAAAGACTTTCAAGTTTCTTCTGATAACCTTAGTCACGCTTTATTTGTGCGAGGTTCTGACGGCAAAGTTGGGATTGGGACGAGTAGTCCAAGAGCTGATCCAAACCTAATAAGTTTAACTATTGGAAACAATTCAACAGGTGGCTCTGAATTAGTTCTTAGAGAAAATACAGGAAATGATTGGAGGATATTTAACAATGGCTTCCTAAGTTTTATTGATGATACCGCAGAACGTATGCGCATAGACTCATCAGGCAACTTGATGGTGGGTACTACTGACAACTTTCCAGGCTTTAACGATACCAATACTGGAACATCAATAACTTCTACTGGTCGTATTTTTGCAAGTGCTAGTGGTGAGTTTTCTCAATTTAATCGTAACTCATCTGATGGAGATATTGTTGCTTTCAGGAAAGACGGCTCAACTGTAGGTAGTGTTGGTACTTATAGTGGTGATTTTTGGATTGGTCAAGGTAATACAGGGCTACTTTTTGATGATGGTGGCGATATACTACGCCCAGCTAACGCCTCTGGCGGAAATCGTGACGGCAACTACGACTTAGGAACCTCAAGTTCACGCTTCAAAAACCTCTACCTATCAGGCGGTGTATACCTCGGTGGCACTGGGTCGGCTAATAAGTTGGACGATTATGAAGAGGGGACTTGGACACCTCTTATAACTGGGTCTGGAAATAGTATAGTTTCAGGCACAGCGGTGGGTAGGTATGTTAAAGTAGGGGAGACAGTATTTGTATGGATGACATTAAACAACAACGCAAGTAATACTTATGGTTCAAGTGTTATAACATTTAGTGGATTGCCATTTACTTCTCAACCTTCTTCTAGTGGTAACCCTGTACCCCTAACAACTCCTGTTTTTTACAGGTATGTAACTCCTCCAAGTGGTGCAAATCAATTAGTTACTTATGTTTCTGGTTCCTACAATCATTTAGAATTTTATTGGACATCACAAAATAATTGGGATCAATTTACAGGTAGTCACATAAACAATGATGCAAGTTTTGCTCTATACGTAGGTGCAATATACAGAACAAACGCATAACCCTCTCAGAGATTGGGTAGGACAGGTGGCAATAACGCCACGATAAACTAAAGGAGGCCAATATGGCACTAACAGAAACACAAGTAGAAGATAAGATTGAAGTCGTTGGAGATCACAAAGCAGTGCAAGTTCGTACAGCCACTGTGATAGCACGAGATGGCACAGAGATCAGCAGATCATTCCATCGTCACACATTATCTTGCTCAACTAAATCAGGTGATACATGGGGTGACACTGACATCAGTGATCAGTCCACAGAAGTGCAAGCTATCTGTAACGCTGTTTGGACAGACGTAGTAAAGACTGCATACCAGACTGCCATGGATGCACAAGAAATATAAAAGGAGGCTGTTATGCCAAACACACACACATGGTCTATCGCTAACCTAGAGCGAAACACATCTGATGATTCAGTAACAATAGCTCACTGGCGTTGCGAAAGCACAGATGGTACTAACACTGCATCAGCATATGGAACTACATCTCATACAGGCGTACCATCAGATGATGACTACATTCCTTACGGTGATTTAACAGAAGCAAACGTATTAGAATGGGTACACGAACAAGTAGTCAAAGCTGATACAGAAGCGGCTAACGATGCTAAGATAGCTGAACTTGCGACACCAACATCCACAACTGGGATGCCTTGGTAATTTTAAACACTTAAACTAAAGGAGATCAAAATGGCTGAAGATAAAAAGGTTATTACGATTGATGACAAAGATTACACTGAAGACCAACTAAATGATACACAGAAGGTTATTATTAACCACATCAATTCTCTAAGTCAGAAGATTGGATCAGCAGAATTTAACTTAGACCAACTTAAAGTAGGTAAGGATGCGTTTGTAAAGATGCTGACTGAATCACTTAAAGAAACAGAAGAAGAAGCTAAGTAAACTTAACTTAAGGTATAATTAACATGTCAAGAGATTTATCAAGTAATACAATAGAAAACATATCTCAAGACGTTGTTTACCCGTTCTTTGCTACAGAGTTAAGGTTTGATGGTGACAACGTACTAAGGTTGTGGACTGGTCAAGGCACACTTGTTCTAGAAGATGGTACTAATTGGATAGGCACAGGTAATCTGTTAAATATATCTGCTATAGAAGAGACTTCTGAATTAGCTGTAAAGGGGGCTACACTTACGTTGAGTGGTGTACCCTCTGAAGTACTCTCACTAGCCCTCAGTGAGCCTTATCAGGGGCGTGTGTGTAACATATACTTTGGTACTCTTTCTCAAGGTGATTTACTACAGGAGTCTTCTTCTTACATACTACTACAAGATGGTTCTAGGATTGAATTAGAGACTGGAGAGAAAGGTTTCAATGAGATATTCTCTGGTTACATGGATCAGATGAATATAGAAGAGTCTGGTGAAACATCTACTATACAATTACTAGTAGAGAATAAGTTAGTAGACTTAGAGAGAGCTAGGGTAGCTAGGTTTACATCTGGTTATCAGAAGTCAATTTACGCTGGGGATCTAGGTTTAGACTTCGTAGAGGATTTACAAGATAAGCAAATATCATGGGGTCGTAAGAGTGGCACTTAGCTATCAACAAGAGTTTCTTAGTCAAGTAGAAGACGACATAAAACCTCTACTAGAAAAAGACTGGTTGGAGATAGAACACAGTAAGTCTGTCAGAACCCTAGACCCTGACTGGCAATCTTACTACAAAGTAGAGTCTTCTGATATGCTTAGGATATTTACAGTTAGAGACGATACCTTATTAGTAGGTTATTTTGTCGTACTGATAATACCTAGTCTACACAACAAAGGTTTAATACAAGGTGTTGTAGATATAATATACTTAGATAAAGAATATAGAAAAGGCTTTACAGGATACAAACTATTTAAGTTCTCTGAGAAGTGTCTAAAAGAAGACAACATAAAAGTTATGCACGTTACTACTACTGAAATTAATCCTATAGATCCTATACTAGATAGGCTAGGTTACAGTAAGATAGAAACTAAATTCGAGAAGGTATTGTAAAATGGCAGTAGCAACAACAATAGCAGTACTCTCAACCGCAGGTGGTATAGGAGCTTTCACTTTCGCTGGGTTTACAGGTTGGGCGGCAGTAGGTGCTAGTATGTTTGTTAACTTAGCTCTTGGTGCGGCTATGCAAGCTCTTGCACCTAAGCCTTCTATATCTGGGTCTAATAGAGGATATCAAACTAATTCTCTTGGACCTGCTCAAGACCATCAGATTATATATGGCAAGATGAGGGTTGGTGGAGCTATAGTATTTGATGAATCTACAGGTGACAACAATAAGTTCTTACATCGTATAATAGCTGTAGCTGGACATGAAGTACAATCTTTTGAGGAGATCTACATTAATGATGAAGTTGTTACTCTAGATGGTTCTGGTAATGTAACTAGCCCAAGTCAATATAACGATAAGATACGTATTAATTTACATCTAGGTTCTTCAGATCAAACTGCTGATAGTGATCTTGTATCTGAATCTGCTAAGTGGACAACTAGTCATAGACTTCGTGGTATAGCATATATGTATGTTAGACTTAAGTTTGATGCTGACGCATTTCCTAACGGTATACCTGTTATTACAGCTACAGTAAAAGGTAAGAAGTTATACGACCCTAGAACTAGTACTACAGTTTGGTCAGACAACCCTGCTCTATGCTTAAGGGATTATCTTACAAGCAAGTATGGTTTAGCAGAAGATGAATACAACATAGATGACACGTTAGTCTCTAGTGCGGCTAATGTATGTGACCAAACTAACACTCTTGCTAGTACAACTAGATATACTTGTAATGGTGCTTTTACTACTGCATCTACACCTTATGATATGTTAAGTGAACTACTTAAGTCTATGGGTGGTTCTATGTGGTATGCTCAAGGTAAGTGGCGTATGAAACCTGCTTATTGGACTGCACCAGTAATGGACTTAAGTGAAGACGACCTTCGTTCTAGCATTAGTGTTGGTACTAGACATTCTCGTAGAGATAACTTTAATGTTATCAAAGGTACTTTTAGAGGTGAGGAAAGTAACTGGCAAACTACAGATTACCCACAAGTAACTAACTCAGCTTTTCTCTCTGCTGATAACAACCAAGAATCTGTAGCTGATGTAGACCTATCATTTACTGACAACTCTATAGAAGCTAGAAGACTTGCTCTAATTTCCTTGGAGCGTAATAGACAACAGCTTACAGTTAATGGTAGCTTTGGTCTTAAGACTTTAGAGCTACAAGTTGGAGACAACATAAGACTTACTAACTCTAGGTTTGGTTGGACTAACAAAGAGTTTGAAGTTGTACAATGGTCGTTTGGACTTACAGATGGTCTAGACTTACAAACACAAATGACTTTACGTGAGACTGCTGAAACTGTATTTGATGAAGTATCTGATGGTGTTGTATACGAGAGAGATAATACAACATTACTATCCCCATTCGTAGTGCCGTCTGTAGGTCTTTCTTCAAGTGTAGTAGCTAAGG